CAGATTTACCGATGTCAGAGTTAGGTTCAAAGATTTCAATATGTCCCGTCATTGTATTTATCTTACTTGGGAATGTCATACCATCAGGACCGAATCGGTTCTTGATAATGTGCCATCTTCCTGTTCCGCCAATCTTGTCATTCAACTTACGGGAAAGAGACATAATGAAGTCACACACCATAACTTTATTATAAGATTCTGAAACCTTATTACCTTCAATCACATCTTCTTCTGTGGCAGAACGATTGGCTTGTGATGCAGTCCAAATTGGAATATCATACTCACCAGCAACACCACGAAGGTCTTCGTAGATGTCATTCAATTCCAATCTCTTATCACCAGCCTTCGATGGACGAATCAAGTCAGCATAATCAAGAACAATCATGTCTGGCTTTTTTCCCTGAGAAATACATTTTTCTATGTGTGATGTGATAGTAGTTATCGAGGCAGTTCTCGTAGGGTAATACTTGATGATGAGATTGCCTTCGAGTCCTTCCATTGCTTCTTGGATTCGTTCACGAGAATGTTCTTCTTGTAGATTTTGGAATGGAATCTTTGTAAGGTAAGCATCAATACGTCTACCAACATAGAAGGCGTTCAATTCAAGTGTATAGTAAATAACCGTCTTACCTTGTTTTACCGCGTTAGCAGCAACGTTGATAAGACCCCAACTCTTACCACCACCGGCAGGGGCAACTACAACACCCAACTCACCACCAGCAAGACCACCTGACATAATATCGTTGATAACGTCCCAGTTTGTTGCAACACAACTACGGGCACCTTCTGAATATCGTTCTTCTATTTGGTCTTTGTATTCGTGACCAACGTCTTTATCTGCACCAGCTTTGAGTGCAGAGTCAACCTTCTTCTTGATTGCATCGAACTTACCAGCTTTCAAAAGGTCAACAGATTCAAGGATGGCAACTTTCATCTTTTGATTCTTACAGAACTCAATCGTTTCATTCTTGACGTATTCCAAATCAGGAGAGTTTTGAAGTCGAAGTGCTTCCTTCAATCCATCAACGATAGAAGTTCTTAGGAGTTTATCTTCAACAGGAACAAGAAGTGATTTGAACACTTCTGGTGTTGGTGCAGATTTATATTGGGTATGGTATTTTAGAATCTTATCTACCAACCAATTGTTTGCCTGTGATTCAAAGTAAGCCGGTTCCAACAAATCAGAAGTTTGTTGTAGGAATCCTCTATCTGAAATGAGAGATGAAATTACTTTTGTTTGGAAGGTGTGTCCATATTCGGACAAATTATCCTGCATACTTCTCCCGTAGGGAATTTAGATTACTGAAATTGTTTTGGAGCCATTCATCCCAATTCGTTATTACACCACGAAGTTTATCTTGAAGACACATTGTTTCAAGTTGAATCTTATTTAGACCACCAATCTCTCCGTCAACCATACCACGTATGTTTGACTTTGTTGAAGATGGAATATCAACGTCTAACAATTGCATCAACTGATAATTTCTTTCTAGGTTAGGAATGTTTTGTTTTAGTTCTGTCATAACTTTGGCTTTACCATCATACAATTTACAACTTTCTATGAACTCTTCCAAAGGAATTCTTCTCGATTCTGCTAATTGTGGAAAGTGTTTTTGAATTGTCTTATCTCCCATACCACGGATTCCTGGAATGGAGTCGGAGTTATCACCAAGTAGAGCTTTGTAGATGGTGAAATTTTCACACGAGATTCCATACTCCTCTACCAAGTTTTGAGGGTTATACATTTTCTTTTTAGTAGGAACATAAACATTTACATTCTCTGAAACCAATTGGAGAAAATCTCGGTCATTGGATAGGATGTAAACCTTTTCCTTGAAGTAGGATGCCAAATAAGCGATAACATCGTCAGCTTCAATATGGTCAACCACGATTGTTGTGAGTGGAAGATTTTGGAGGTATTCGTAAAGACGAACCATCTGCCATTTCATGGATGCCTGTTCGTCAGCTAAATCTTCAAATCCAACTGCACGATTGAGACGGGACTTGATTGCTCGACGTTCCTTGTAGTTATCAAAGATTTTACGTCTACGATGTGAACCACCCTTACCATCAAAGACAACTACAACTCTCGTAGGTTTTACCATACGAATTGTGGCACCAAGTGATTTCATAAATCCTGAAAGTCCACCGACGTGTTGACCATCTTCGTTGAGTGTTGGAATTGCGGAGAATACACGGATGAAAAGATTGGTTCCATCCACTACGAGAACCCTACTATCTCGGTGGAGATTATCTGCGTTTTTGTGTTCTTCTTCTACTTCTTTGAGTAGGTCTTTGTATTTCCGAATCATCATAATGTATTCCGTGTGAATTTGAATGGACTACAATATATGAAATTTTCGGGAGATTTCCAAATGAAAAAGGGAACCGAAGTTCCCTTTGAAGTTTTACAGAAGATTTTTTCTCTTCCTTACTGATTCTTTCATTTGTTTCACATCACGTTGTATAGATTGTAATTCAGATGATGTTGGTTCTATTGCTTTCAGAACGGCATCTCTAACATCAGCTTTATATCTTTCTGGACTACCGAACTTATCACCAGCGAATGTATCTTTGCCAGGCATTGATGCCATGAACTTCTTATTCATTCCAGTTTTTCTCATTACAAGTGTAAATCTATCACGTATTTTATTTTCAAGTCCACGAATCTCATCTTTCAATTCCTGTTCCTTTTTAGAAAGGGCTTTACGAATTTCAGGAGAACCTTTACTATACTTCTTGACAGAACCGTATTGTTTTTGTATTTCTTTGATTTCGTCATTTATTTTTCGGATGTTTGCCATATGTGCATTTATTGGTGCGTCTTTTGAAAAGATAGGAATCAACTCGTCAATAATTGGTTTCAATTTTTCATCAGAGTATTTAGATTGAAAATACTTTCTCAATAAGTTATCCAATGAACCAATACCTATTGCTGCACCGAGAGCGGCAAGTAATACAGGAACTACCCATCCCTGTCCTGTTGCAATAAGAATAGCGGCAGCTTTACCAGCGGCAAGTGGTAATAAGAATAAAGTTTCTGCGTGGTCTTCTATTTTGTCAACAATCTTTGACCAAATATTGTATAACACACCTTCGTTCAGATTCTGTTTATTTTCATTACGAATCTGACGTAATACTTCTTCGGCTTCGTTGAGTAGTTCTTTTCTACTTGACAATTTCACGTTTGACTCCGATTACTTCATCTTTTTCAAGTCGTTCAATTTTATCTACCAATCATTTTTAAAAGTCTTTCGGTTTCTTTCATTAGTTTACCTATGGATTTTCCTTGTCTGTTTATTCCAAATACACCTTTAACAAATTCTGACATTTGTGAATTTGTCAATGAATTTCCACCTTCACTATCTTCCAAAGATGCTCTCATTTTCTTTATAGTTGATGAAGAAGTGTTCAGTTCTTCAATTGAATCTTCTGTTAAATTGAGTATAACACCGATCAATTGCTTTATTCTATTTACTTCTTCTGTGGTATAGACATAGTTAGAACCCTGTTTCTTGAATTCTTTTAATACCTTTGATGCTTCGGCGAGCAATTCTTTTCTAGTTGATAATTTCATTTTGGACTCCAAAAAAAAAAATACTTTGGTTATATGATATAAATATGGGGCAAAGATTTTTTTCTTCACCCCATACTAAATCAAACCTCATCTAACAGCGGTTCGTCCGTAATTGATACATCATCAATTCTGACTTCATCTGTTTTCTGGTATTGCATCACCACCTTTTCGGCGATGGAATCGTAGACCACTTCTTTGTATTCAGGGTTACTGATTATCTTTGATACAAAGTCCTTACTTTGGAACTTGATAATCTCTCCTGTTGTTTGGTCTGTCCATTCATACCACGCACCACTTTGTTTCACCAGATTATAATCCTTCATTGTTTCCAACCAAGAACCATAATCATCTATACCGCTATCAAAATAGACGGCATATTCGGCTTCACGTAGAGGAGGGCCGCACCTGTTCTTCACGAGCTTTGCCTTTACTCGTGAACCCACGATTGTATCTTGTCCGTTCACCTTTGCCTTGATGGCACCGATGGATGATAGACGGATTCGTACCGAGGCGTGGAATGGAATTCCCTTACCACCGGGAGTTGTCCACGGGTCAGAGAAAGCCGGTGCATTCAACTTTTGACGAAGTTGGTTTGTAAAGATAAGGCAGATACGTTCACGACCAATCAAGTTCGTAATCTTTCTCATCGCCTTTGAGATGATGAGTGCCTTTGCAGTTGCATAACCATCCTTATCAAAGTCAGCCGCCATCTCTGTCTTTGTTGAAGCTCCTGCAATAGAGTCAACAACGATAGTCACAAGTCGGTTCTTATCTGATGAACGAACCTTCTCAATGATTGTCTCTACCGTTTCAAAGATGTCTTCCACCGTTTCGAGTGGAACATACAACATCTCTTTTAGATTGAGACCGATGGCTGAAAGAAACTCTGTTGAAAGAGCATTTTCTGTGTCAATATAGACAGCAAGACCGCCCTTCTTTTGAGTGTTGAGTAGGGTGTGAGCGGCAAGTAGTGACTTACCGCTCTGTTCCAACCCTGTTATTTCACAAACACGACCAACGGGAAATCCACCATTCTTTCTGTTTGAGATGGCAAGGTCAAGGATAGTTGACCCCGTAGATACCCATTCCTTCACGATGGTTGGTGCATCATCGTCACCTTCCAAGAAGTAAGCCGTTTTGAGATTTTGAGATTTGAATTGCTTGTTGATAGTTTCAGCAATCACACCACCGAGTTCATCGGTGAGTTCCATTTTGTTTTTTGCCATAGAGGACTCCTATTAGTTGAAGAGGTCATCAAATGCGTCTTCAACTTCTGACTTTGTTACTGTCTGCTTTGGAGCTTCAGCTGGCTTCTTGTATTCAACTTCCTGACTTCCATCATCCACACCCGTATGTATAGCAAGGTATGTCTTCAATTCTTCATACGTTGGCTCTGGATAAAGTTCAGTAATTTGTGGTTGTTGCTTGATCTTTTCGATAACATCAGGATTTTCTGTTGCTGGTGTTTGCTTTGGCTTGATACGGATTGTTGTTTCTGCATATTGCTTACCAGCTTCTTCTGCCGACTTTACAGTCACTACAACATCACGACCTTCCTTGAGGTCTGTAATATCACCGTAGTCAGGGTCTGCAATAAAAGCAAGAAGTTCTTGATAAAGACCCCTTCCGAATCCCCAAAACTTTACACCTTCATGTTCTTGACCACGAACAAGAACGGGAACGTATGTTCTCATCTTTGGTTCCAAACCACGTCCCATCAACCAACTTTCCTTATCGCCTTGTTGCTTTAGCTTTTCTCCAAAGGAAGCAATTGGGTCAGGACGACCAAAAGATTGCGGTGACAAGATTGACTTCTTGTTTCCAAAATTATAGTGGAAATACAACTCGATGAAAGGATTTTCTCGGTTGTGTACATAAGGAACAATTCGGATTTGGTGTTCGCCAGGTTCTGGCTTCCAAATATTTGAAGTGCGGTTGTTCGCATTCTTCAGATTGTTCAAACGGTTGCGGATAGCATCAAGATTGATTGCCATATAGGTACTCCTAAAAGTTAAATGATAATTGTGAACTGATAACTGTATCAGGTCAATTGATAATACTAATATACGAAATTAAATGTTAAAAGTCAATAGGTGTTTATAAAAACCCAAAAGGGTCAGGGAATTAACCCCGACCCTTTGGATTCTTATCGTCTGTGGTTCCTCTCTTTTGACGAGAGGCAATCCACTTTTCAAGTTTAATTTTCTGTTCAGATGTAAGAATTTCTTTGAGTGAGTTTAGGAATTGTGTATCACACCCTTGTAGACATTCACGAACCTTTTCTCTTGGAAGTGCTTTTAGTTTTTCTTGTGTTGATTTTTTCAATTGAGCCAATTCACGACGTGCAACTTCACGAGTGATTGTACCGCCCTTCAATGCGTCTTTGATTTTATTTTCTTCGATTTTTGTGTTCATAAGAATTTCACGTTCAGCTGTCCTGAGTGTTTCGATACAAGATTGTGTGCATTCTTTATGTTGAATGAGTAATCTTTCTACGAGTGGTCTCTGTTCTGGTGTAAGATTTAGAAGACGAAGTAAGTCAACAAACGGACTTGGTGCAACCTTCTTACCGTTATCTGGATTTGGTCTTTCAATTGGTTGTTCAGAAATAGAACCATCTGAATTGAATCCCATTGTTGTGTACATTGCCTCTGGTTCTGTTGGACCGGTTTCCGTGTTTGAGCAACCGACGATTGACATAAGTCCAAGAACTGTGATGAGTGAAAGTAGTGTTGTCTTCATATTATCTCCTTTGATAGAATTGTTTTTACAGGAATCCTAATCTACGAAAAAAGTTACAGATTTCCAAAATTATTTTTGAAATTCTTTTAAAGATTCCCGAACAAGTCTTTTTATTAGACTTCTGAATTGTTCTTCCGTCTTTTCTTTTGGTTTTTCTTCTGGCTTTGGTTCTTCCTTTGGTTTTTCTTCCGGCTTTGGAGTTTCTTTAGGTTTCTCCTCTGGTTTCGGTTCTTCCTTTGGTTTTTCTTCTGGCTTCTCTTCTGGAGATGGTTCTTCTTGACCAACTGAAGATTCCAATGAAGAATTTAGATTTGAGTTCAGACCGTCACTAAAATTATCAAGACTATCTTCCATTTGGGAAAACATTTCACGTTCTTCGTCTGTTAGTTTACCGTTTATCATTCTTTCAATTTTAGAGAGAACACGGTTTACATCTCCAATTCTTTTATCAGATTCTTCTGGTTTTGTTGGTTGTGATGAGAGGAATGCGAGTGTTTTATACAATGCCTTGATAGGACCGTTGTTGTAAAATCTTTCTGAAATACCGAGGAGTTGTTCTTTTTTATCCGAATAAGTTTCATTGGAGGCAAACCCTCTCAACATCTTATTGATTCCCTTATTTCCTAATTTTGGAAAGGCTATTGGCAACATACCACGTTGTTTTTCAACAACCATAGCCAAATCAATAAATACCATTAGTGATGTTGCGTTTCCAGTTGAAAGTAATGTTGCTTCGTTTATACGTTTCATAATTTCCTCTTATGGTATCGGTGTTATCATACCCTTCGATTTATCAAGGTAGACACTTATACTTGTTTTTTTGTTGAAGAAGTGAAGTTTATTACCATATGGTTTCTTGTATTCATACCCAAGTTTTTTTAGAGTCTGAACAATTTCCTGTTCTTTGTATTTGGAGACATCAATTGTGCTATTAGGCAACATTGAAATATCTTTTAGTTGTTTACTAATATCAGAGAACACACCCTCAAATCCTTCGGCTTCACGAATGGAAGCGAATTCTTTTCGGATTGACTCGATAATTTCGTTTGTCTCTTTTATAAGTTGAATTTCATTCATAATAATACTCTAAACAGAAAACACCATATAACATAAATATAAGGTGGTTGGATTTTTATATTGAATAGACTCGTATCAATTCAATCTTGATTATCTTCAGTCCTTCTGGCTTCTTCAACATCATAATATCTCTGTAAGTTTCCCACTCTATTGGGTATGTCTTATCGAGAACTCCGTTATTCAAATTCATAATCAACTCATTGAGTGCGTTGATAGTATAAATTGTATTACTTTCCTTTTTACGATGAACCAAAATTGAACCTGGTAAAAAGTCTTTATGTGAATCTAAAAGAACGTTGTAAGATAGGATAAGTTCATTTACCAAGTCTTGTGATTTCAAAAGAAATACTTTGTTATTCAGAACTCTGAACTCATTTTTTATATCATCTAATTTTTCATCTATCTCATATTTTTTCACAAAGGTGCATACTAATTGTGTCTTCAATACCTCTCTCTCGTTTGTTCCCGAATATTTTCCATTACTGCCTTTACGATTTGCGGGTTATCAATCTTGCGATTCAAAACCTCTAAAAGTTCATACATATGCGATTCGTTTTCTAAATCAATTATTCCCGATGGTATCTTCTTTGACCATTCATTTACAATATCTTCTATAATGTCTATCATTTGAATATTCCTATAATAGTATATGACTATAAATATGGAGTTATACTACCAAAATCACTACCAATAGAGCATTTAGTCGTCATATCATCTGTTTCAAATGCACGTTTTAGTTGTGGTATCAATTCTCTTTCATCGGGTGGAACATCAAATATGAAAGCATCATAGAGGTACATACACAATACTGTTCGTTTACCCTCTAATAGAGGTAGAACGGTTTTTAATTTACGGACATTGTATTCAGTCTCTAATGATTGTAGAAAGTAATTGAACACCTTATTTGGTGTTGCATTTTCTATTTCACGGAATCTCTTATGGTAAAAATATGATTCAGTATATTCCTTATCAACATACTCTTGATACAACTCATCAATCATTGCCTGAACTCTTTGGAAGAACGGATGTTGTATGAATTGGTCTGTAATTGTTCCATATATGTTTTGGAATACTCTCGACTTTACTTCATCATACGGAATATCAAGTCCCAACTCTTCTTTTATTTCTTCGTATGGATGTTTGGTAAACTTATAATCAAGAATTTTTGCCAGTAGTTTGATGTGAAAAGCATCATAGTCAAACTGGACTATCTTCCCGTTTTCAAATCTAGAATGAATCTTATTACGTGTGCCATCATTTTTATTCAAAGCAGAGAAGTTGAAGTTGTTCCATGAATTACTTGGACGAGAAGTCGCGGTGTACCACATATAGTTTTGTTTCTTCATTTCGTCACCAACAGGAATTTCATTCGACTCTATAAACTTGAATGTATTTATAAAGTCTTCACAGTAGTCTATACATTCTTTGGAAATCTTTTCCGGTTTATAGTATGGGAGAGTAAAAAGAATGATATTCTCGGCAAACTCAATCAACTTTGATAGTGGAATTATCTTGGTCAACTTCTTTGAGTTATAATATCGAGAGTAAAAATTCTCCATCACGCTTGTGTAAAATTCTTGTATATTTGCATGATCGTGAATATAGTAATGAAGATATGAGTTTAGGTCAATACCGCTATCAAAACCACGATATAACATACCTTTCTTATTTAGAACAAGTGAATTTGGATGAAACTTTATTGATTCTAATGTTTTCTCAGAAATACGTGAATCAGGATGTGTAAAGTTTACTAATTCGTTTGTTCCATCAGTAAAGTACAAATATAATCCAACTAGCTCCGATTCTGATGAATGGAAGTTATTGTTTGAAAAGAATGGAATACAGATACATGGGGTATCTTGATACATATTTTAGAACGCGTTGTTTGTGTTGTAAATAGAAAACTCTCTAACATTAGTCAGAACTTTCCTCAATATAGGAAATTTTTTCGAGAATCTATCAATAATTCTTCTGTTTGTATTTACAACACCAGGTACTTTTATAATACCATTCTCAACTATATCAAATTCAGGACCTTCTATTTTCCAAGGTATTTCTGAAAGGACATATAAATATTGATTTATACCATCGTTTGACAAATCATATGTATCTGCTTGGATTTTATCTATTTCTATCGGTGATTTTGAAGAGAGTTCATTTCTCTTGAATAGAAAATATCGAGTCATAAGACCATTTGATTTTTCACTCGAAGTTGGTTCACGAATAACTGCAACCGGAGATGTGAATCTATAATACTTTGTTGGTCCATAAACTTCTCTTTTTTCCCCATTTACTTTTCTATAATACTTCATGTCAATATACTTGAAGTAAGATTCTTCTTTATTACGGAAACGAACTAGTTTTCTTGATTTAGTTGGATGCCAAGATTGCTCAGAAAAAACTTCGTTGGTTGATTCATAGATATGAAAAAATCCAGAGTAATTTTCCCATGTATCTAATATCATCCACTCACCACCTCTGGTGTATAGTCCTTCTATTATTTCATTTGGGGTATAATATATTTTTTTACGAGTAGCCATTTTACACCTATTGTTGTAGTTTTGATGGATCTATTCTTGCCTTTGTGTTCAAAGTAGTTTCCCAAACACCGTTTTGAATAGTATGACCGATTTTAGTAACAACAAATACCATACCTTCTTGATTATATCTAGATGGTATAAGATTTGTCTTTATGACATCACCAAACTTAAAACCATCTATACCATCAATAGTCAATGAAAAATCTATCGGATACAAAACTTTAGTTAGCCAATGACTACTTTCATTTGCAGGAGATGTCCTCTTGTATCTAGCATAATTCCCCTTTAGACCCGTTGTGAACTGAGGACCAGCTCCATTTGTTAAGAAACCGTCTTTCGATTTTTGAATACCATTTTTTGCGGCAGTAAATTCATCCGGTACACCTTTAGCCGAATATGATACATCACCACCAACTCTACCATCACCTCTCGCCTGTGTGTATGCTGCGGCGGCGGATGCTGCAGGTGGTTTACAACTTATACTAACGGATTTTAGAATTGGTTTTGCAATGGTAGCCGTAAAAGCAAATGGTGTAACTTTATCTATTACTTCAGACGCAATATTGGTATCTTCTATTGCAAGTATAGCCTTAGTACCGCCCTTTCCACCTTTAGGCGGGTCTATCAGTTGAGTAGCCAATTGATACATTTCACCCGATGCAAAGTTAACTTCTTGTATTAGTTTATCAAAAAATCCAGTTAGATTTTTATATTCTATACTTGTTTGGTTTTCTTTTACAAATGAACGATACGTTTCTATAACGGCCGTGGTTGATATTAGAATGTTTCCAATATCAATCAATGTTCCATTTTTCAAAAATCCAGAACCAGCATATGGTTTGAAATCACCATACGTTCCCATCTCATCGTCTGGAAAAAATACACGTTCTGGTGCAGATGATGCTATATCTGGCAGATGTTTTGTTGTGTTTCCAAAACATTGTACCATAAACAAACTCGCACCGAGAGGAGACGTATCTAATATCAGATTTACAAATTGAGTCAAGTCTCCAAGTTTTACAAAATATACGGGTTGAGTTACTGGTGCCGGTGCTTTTGCACCATAAGGACCTTCTCCTTGATTTTGGTTTGCGGCTGTTGCTTGTCCTGATGCCTTCGCAGCTGCGGCAGATGTTCCTGCCGATTCTGATTGTTTTACCAAATCATTTTCACCAGCACTTCCTGGACTTGTTCCAAAAGTTGATCGATATTCTTCTCGTAGTCTGTTTCGTCTATCATCGCTGATTTTAGTCAAGTAAGCGTCATAAGCCCCTGCGTCTCCTTTTTTATCGACCCCATTCTCTTTCCAAACAAATTCAGTTTGTCCTGATGCTTTTGCCTTTTCAAATCCCGCACGTGCTTCTTTTTCACCTTGTATGCCAGTTGCAAACTTCTTTACCAAATCATTCTTTTTATTTTGTGTTTCTTTATTACTTTCATAGTCTGCTTTTTTTTGTTTATCTGCATCAGATAATTGATCTTCAGGTACATCTGCCAAACTCATTGGCATACCAATTACATAGTAATCAAATTTTTGGGAACCGCCAACTTCAGATTTCGTGTAATACTTTGTTGTTCCAGTATTTACACTCTTGTTTTGTAATCCACCCAATAACTTCACATCAGACTCAAGAATACCAGCTAAATCACCATCCGGTATTGGTTGCCCAAGTGGATCT